GAATGAACCCGCCCGAGGTTGTCATGACCGCAGAGTTGGAGAACCCCAGCGACACCGCGTACATGCCGCCCTTGCCAGCGGGGATGGTGATCGGTGTCGTGTTGGCGGTCAACGCACCGACGAACCCGACGCTGTCCTCACCGAGACTCCACGTCCCGCCGTGGGTGCGGGCCGCTGCCGTCGCCCATGAGTCGGTCAGGTTGACGGATGCACCGATCCGTGGACGAACGTTCAGCAACGTATTCGCCGCAGCATCAATCGTCTTACTGGTCAACGTCTGCGCGTTGGTCGTCCCCACGACCGCACCGGTTGCTCCGTGCGCAGCAGTAGCGGCAATGTGATTAGCGGTGGCTGCAATGGGGGCGTAGGTGGTGGGAAGCGCATTGAGGATTCCGTCGCGCAGATTGTCATCAGCAGTTTCTCCCGGATCACCTACAACGTGAGTACCTGTTAGTGCCATTTGGTTACTCCTTTAGTTCTTAGTAGAGAAGTCTATAGAGGTCTGAGTAAGTACCAAAAACCCCAAGACCAACAACCCCAAGACCATGCAGGGTAGCCGTCTGATTTACAGTGGAGGTAACACTCAATACCGAGATCCCGTTTCTACTTACCGTGACCGCGCTACCAACAAAGTTTACCGTGATTCGGTCCTTGTCGGAGAACGGAGTGGAGTAGTTTCCGATTGTTGTATAGACTCCGTCGATGCTTGAGTACAGAGCCCACGTCGTAGCCATCAAGAATGAGGTAGCAGATGCTCCTCTAAAGGAGACGAACTGGCTGCTAGTACTAGGCGCGGCGGTATCAAAGGTTGCCGAGACGTTTCCATCAGCCGATCCAGGCACCGTAATAAGACCGAAACCAAGGGGCCAGAGCACACCACCGGATAGGTCAGAGACAGACCATGTCCCGCTCTGCACCGTCCACGTCAGCCCCCCCGTGTCGAGTGTACGGCCCACTAGAGTTCCATAGCGGTTCCCAAACGAGTCGAACGTAGAACCAGAGGCGGGCTCCCTCTCGGTGTCAACCGTGGCTACCAGTGCCCCCAACTCATCGAAGAACTCGATCACCGGGTAGGCTGGGATCACGAATCCGGTTCCCGCTTTGGCATACAGGGACATGGCTAGGTTGACCCGGTCGTCCAGTCCGATGATCTCCCAGTAGGCGTCATCGATGAGCCCACCGTTGGGCGCTATTCCCAAGACTTCGTGCGTGGCCCGATAGACTTTTCCGTCGAAGTTGACTAGGGTGCCCCGCTGGTAGTTGTCGGTCGAGAGGTAGGGCAGTGGAAGTGGGATCGGCGCACCGAACTTGAAGACCTGACCACGATCTGTCGTCGTCTCCCCTAGGCGCTTGGAAATGGACCGGGCACCAAGATCTGCAGTCAAACCTGTGGCGTTGGAGACCTTCAGTGCATTGGAGGTCAGGTCTGTGGTGTTCAGCACAGACTGAACACCCAGTGCGAGAACCAAGGTTGGGTTGAGTGTGCCTGAGTAGTGTGTGGGCTCCCAGCCAGCAATGGCCCCGTCGGCGTCGACGAGGGTCGCATCGGGAGTGTTTGCTAGGTTGGTCCACCACGTGTTGCTCGACTGCGTACCAGGAGGTGCCTGAGCCTGCCCGTATGCCCCACCGGGATTGCACTGGTAGACGTAGCCGTTGAACCGGATCCGCTCCCCAGATGCATAGTTGAGGAAGGTGGTGTACAGCGGGTAGACCGGGTGGGCGAAGGATGCAGCATCATCGTTGACCATGCAGTTCGGGCTCAGGGACAGCACAACATCCAGGGACGTCGTCATGGAGATCAGCGACTGCAGTTGCTCCATCGTTCCCTTCTCCCGGCCGAGTACAGCCGCGCTTCCTACGCGCTGACGGAAGAGCCCGCTGGGGGCCGAGGACTCGTAGGTGACGCCGAGTTGGTCGGCCAACCGTGCGAGGTCGCTGATGTGGCTTTTCTTCGGGTCGTTGAGGAATCGCAGCGAGTCGAAGTCCGTCTTGACAGTGTCAAGTCCCCAGCCTAGGACATTGAGGAACTCCTTCAGTGTCTCATTCTCGATTGGGTTGTCATTGGCATCAGTTCCGCTGTTCTGGTGATGGGGTGGCAGCAGGTCGAACAGCCTTTGGCCATACCCGTGGTTGGCCGTCATCAGGGTCGAGGCGCCTCCGGCGCGCTGCCATATCCCGGCCGACTGTACGAATAGGGTGTAGTAGTGCCAAGCCCCAGCACGTACACCAGCATCTATGAGGCTATGGTCCGGTGCTGTCACATCCAGCAGGATCTCTCCGTCAGTCTCATTGACGGAGTACCCGGTGAAGTTCTTCAGAACTCGGAGCCCCGTCCATACACCACTTGGGCTCTGCCACGTGACTGAGATGAGGCCATATCCAATAGGTTCGGCGACAATTGGGTCGACCTTGAAGTCGACTAACTGCGCCGTTAGTGGGAGGCTTGTTCCCGTAGCACCGTAGAGAGACCAGTCGATGACAACTGGACCATACTTCTCGGTGGCATAGCGGGTGTACTTGTAAATAGCCACAGACTACTCCTCCCTAAGGAATACCCCACTCAAACGAGGGTTAGCCACACGCTGGCTCGAAGATAGGTCATGGTGGACAAGAAGACCGATCCTCGTCCCGGAAGTAAGTATTCCGATGTGAGATAGGTTGGTATACCTTACATCAACATCAATGGATCCTTCTTTATCATCAATAACCACCCAGGCTCCATTGATTGTGATTACCGTCCTTCGCGTACCCACTTGTTGGTTCGCTGTCCAGCCAATCTGGCCCTGAAGGCTGTACCATCCCGTGCGCTGAATGGTAAAGCCACTCCCGTTGTACCAGTAGAAGGGGTCCAGGCTATCTGGAGGAGTGCTCAGCGGAACAACCATAGCCGGACCACTTGGTACTGCCCCTTGGTAGTTCGTTGCCACGGAAAAAACAGGGAGTGCCGAACCACTCTCCAAGGCAGACAGACGAGATGCAATGACCCCTGTCGGAAGGAGTATGCTCCCCTCCAGCGCCATAACCTCGTCCTGCAGGTCATTAACGTGCGCCGCCATAACGTCATCGGTATAGTCGTGGTGGGTGTCGAAGGCTTTGATTGCTCTTGGATACGATGCGGACATTAGGAGACCCCTCCAGAGGCAGTTACTACGAGATTACCAAGCACAGGGAGTTCCCAATCACGGAAAATCATGTCTGATGTTCCAGACTGAACCGAGTCGGATCGGACTACTAATGGAATTGTGACGTACTGGACACCCTCCACACTCATGATGGCGGCATAGAAGTCCGAGACGGTAAGACGCATGCCAAAGTCTACAGAAGTAAGACCGAGCATCATACGTATCTCCTGCTGGACGTTGTAAAGAACTGCGGACTGCTTGTAGCGCGCGTAGACCTGCACCGTAATCGGGGTTGCAACTGCCCCGACATTCACGCCGATAAAGGAGGGACTTGCCACGGAGACGGAGCATCCAGCCAGAGCCTTCCCGGCCAGTACCTTCTGGACGTTTGAGATCAAGAGAGCATTGGGAGCGTCTCCATTGGGGCCAACAACAAAGACTGTTACCGATGTGAAAGATCCAGCGACGGCATTAGCACGCAGGACTCCAGGAACGGAAATGGTGGCATCAATGAAGTCCTGAAGGGTAACCGCACGATTCTGCGTCCGGAAGGATCTGGGTGCGTTTGAGCGGATCTGGTCAGTACTCTCCGGGTCCGTCCCAGAGATCATGGCACTAGACTTACTTTGGCCAGCAGTATCAAGGGAGATGCTAACTCCGTACACTGATGGGTCGGCAATGTTGATTACCTGATTAGCACCGATGTTCCCGACTACGCCACCACCGATTCGATAGGTGGCATAGATGTTCAACTGGTTGTTGGGTATCAGTCCATTGAGGTCATCCCCAAAGGAGACCCAGGTCGCCCCGGCCTCATCATTGAATGTAGCAAAAGACTTATCATTGGAGTCCGCGTCAACCAAGTAAAGTATCTCGGTCCACTCTTCTGTTGTTTCGTTCCCCTGCGCGTCATAACCAGTCGAGATAAACAGGTTAACTGAGTCCTTGATTACCGGCTGCTCAGGAATACGGTACTGCTGAGAAGTCAGACCGTTCGAGGACGCTAGCAGCACCATGGAATGAGTCTGGCCCTGAGTAACTGGGATGGTTACCTCACCACCGGCAACCATAATGGAGGCTTCTGTATCTGTCTCGTAGACAATAGAGCCATCAAGGCTCTCGATGTATCCGGTGACAACTGCTGTTCTGGCAGGAATAACGACGGTCGCTGGACCGGGGTTAGCAGAGATGAAGGTCACAGTACCGACAGCGGGAATAGCACTGGAGGGGACATACCCGAGAAGGTCAGCAATCTGCAGGATACTCAGCCTCTGGGTAGCAGTCGACAGGTAAGCCTCAGCCTGAAGACGGTCACCATAGTAGGACAGGATATCTCCCATGTAGGAGAGCAATTCCACAAGGACAACACCAAAGTCTCCCTCGGAGCGGCTCTGCCATTCGGGGAACGATCGGCTCGCATAGTCGAGCAGCGAGGCCTTGAATCCCTCGAAGTCCTTGGAGGTATAGTCAATCGCCGGAACGCTCATCCGCGTATAACCTCACTCACATGTCCACCGACCGAGATGATGGCAGTGTTGGTGTTCTTCGACAGGGATGATGACGTCGAGGCGCTCTCCCTGCGGATGTAGTCCACGGAAACCTCTGCGATTCCAGATCCCTCGGGATGGACGATAGGCACCACCCTTTGCAGGACCACTCCTGGCTCGTAGCGTCCCAGAGCCTCCCTGGCCCGGGTAGCAATACTCTCGGCGACCAACTCATCATCGGGGGCGAATAGCAACTCCATCGTCGGCACTCCGTAGTCGGAGAGTACAACCCGCTCCCCTGGCTGGGTGCTGACCAAGGTGCGAACGTGCTGTCCGATCTGCTTATCTGGGTCAGTTATGGATGCAATGGACCCACCGGGGCCGATCGCGAAAGGGTGAAGCAGTTCAGTAGGCATAGCATAATTCTCTCAGAGACGGATAGGAGTTTATTAGACTGGCGGTACCTCCAAGCGGTACCCTTGGTCTGTTGACAAAGCGCCTGTGCAGCGAGCACACTTGGCTCAAGTGCGCGCAGGTTGTGGGCCGATAGCAGGGGAGTGGTAATGGGTACTCGAAAACTGGCAGTTGTAGGTTCGATGCTGGCTGGTCTGGCTGCGGTTGGGGGAACTGCAGCAGTGGTGGCTTCTCAGCCCCCGCCGACCCATGAGGTTCAGTTGGTGCAGCCCGCATCCGTACTAAGCCCAAAGCAGTTCGCCCCAACGGCCACCGCTTCGCCAACAGCGGTTCCGATGACCAAGGCTCCTGCCCCGGTACAATCGACTCAGGCGCGCGTCGTGGTTTCCCTGAAGCCGAAGGTGGTCGTCGTGCCCAAAGTCGTAGCACCCGCGTCCGTACCGGCCGAGCAGGTCCAGCCCAACGGCGTTCGAGGCCCAGTCAACCAGTACGGCTACCCGATCCCAGTCCAGGGCACCGGACCTCAGAGCGATGGCCACGGCAACCCAATCCCGACGCCGACCCAGTAGGTCAGCGGTACCAGTTGATCAGGCCGTTCATCTCGGCGTAGTTCGCCGTGTTCGCCGCCCATCCCGCTATGTTGCTCCCAACTAGGACCGCTAGGCCGAAAATCCCCCCAC